GTAATCGAAGCAGGCACGCCCGAGACTATAAAGATGCAGGGGCCAAACGGCGAGCTTCGCTTTAAGGCGCCGACACTTAGCATCGTGAGCTGGGTTGATCGGCCAGCGGCAATGGATGGCAACGCCGCAGCGTCGGCAGCGCCACAAGAACACGCACCAGCTCCGGTAGCGCCGCCAGTAGCGGCTACACCACCGGCCGCTGCAACGGCAGGCAGCGACCTGTTCTAGTGCGTGGGGTGGGCGGCGTTTTCCCTTGGCGTCGCCCACCCACCTACAAGGGAACAGGGGCAAGAGGGTTTTCATATGAGCAATATTGCGAGTTACATAGAGACTGTCGCCAAGGCGTACTGGGGCGAGCCGAGCCTCAAGCGCGGGCATACACTGCGTTGGGGTACACACGGATCGAAGGAAGTCGACCTACGCAAAGGCACTTGGTTCGACTTCGAGATCAACGAGGGCGGCGGTGTCGTCGACTTGGTGCGTGCCAATGAGGGCGCCACGATTATGGGTAGCATACCCGATATCTTGGAAAAGAAGTTTGGCATCCAGAAGCAGGCGCAGGTCAAACTTCAACCGGCGCGGTTTATGAGCGCGGTCTACGATTACACCGACGAACACGGCGAGGTCATTTACCAGATACGTCGCTTCGAGCCGAAGACGTTCCGTCAGGTGCGCCCAGACGGTAACGGCGGCTGGCTGCACAACCTAGACGGCGTCACGCCGGTGCCGTACCGCCTGCACGACATGCTGGCGCGCCCTGACATGCCGGTGTTTGTGGTCGAGGGTGAGAAGGCGGCCGACCGGCTGGCTAAGCTGGGCCTAGTCGCCACAACAAACAACGGCGGTTCAAAGAACTGGAAGCCCGAAATCAACAAGTGGTTTGCGGGCCGGAATGTAGTCATATTGCCTGACAACGATGACGCGGGTCAGGCCCACGCAGACACGGTCATAGCCAATATCTTCGACATAGCCGGCAGGGTTAAGCGCGTTGACCTTCCGGACCTTCCGCCAAAGGGCGACGTCGTGGACTGGCTTGGCGGCGGCAACGATTTGGACGCGCTGCTGGACATCGTGCGGTCAGCGCCAACTATATTGGCGGCTCCGACAATAGAGCAGCCTAGCGTCGATGTTGTGGCGGATGATTATAACAACGATAATAACGACGGCGATTACTACGAATTTGTCGACGAGGATTACCTCATTAACATGCCGCCGGTGTCGTGGGCGGTCGGTGACGGCGATCAAGGGCTTATCACGGCGCACGGGCTGAGCATGATCTACGGTGCGCCAGGCTCGGGCAAGAGCTTCATAACGCTCGATATGGCGCTGTGCCAAGCGCACGGCATCGAGTGGCAGGGCATGCCGACGAAACAGGGCGATGTGCTGTACATAGCGGGTGAGGGCGTTGGCGGTCTGGGGTCTAGGGTGAAGGCGTGGAAGATGTCGCACGGGCTGGGTGCCAGCGGTCACTTCCACATGCTGCCGCTGGCGGTAAACTTTCGCGATCAGGCGGACGTCGAGAAGCTAATGCGGTCCGTGGAGCGCCTCGACCGGCAGTGGTCGTGCATATACGTCGACACACTGGCTAGGGCGCTCTTGGGGGCTGACGAAAATTCGGCTCAAGAGGCTGGCTTAGCGGTCGCAGCGGCAGACGCGCTGAAGCACGCATTTGAGTGCGCGGTCGTGTTCGTGCATCACAGCGGCAAGAATAGCGACAGGGGCGCGCGTGGCAGCTCGGCCATCCTCGGGGCGGTGGACGCATCCATAGCGGTCGTAAAGGACGAGGAGACCGTCACAATGCGTATCGAAAAGCAAAAGGATGCCGAGATGATCGACGATATTGTTATGATTATGGAGCCGGTGTCGAGCGTCAGCGGCGGGTCTGTGGTGCTGAAGCGAGCAGACGCGCCGGTAAAGAGCGCGCCGAAGCGGGATATCAATATGCAGTTGGCGCTGGAGAGCCTGCAAGATTTCATCATAAAGATGGAAAATCCGAGGCCGTCATACCGCGCTTGGTGTGCCTATCATGCCGAAAAAACGCCAGATCACAGCAAGCAAGAGCAGTCGAAGGCGCGGAAGGACTTACAAGCCGCAAGGATTATAGCAATCGACGAAAATAAGGTATGGATTGTTAACGAAAACAACTAGATAGGTCGAATTGGTCGCAAATGCGACCGGGGTCGCACGAAAAACCGACAATCGTCGGTCGCACCCCCCACACTAGGGGGTGCGATGCGACCGACCAATTTACCGACCAGCGAAAGGGAAAATAGAAATGGTGGATAAAAAGCGAGTGGCGAGAGGTAAGCCGAAGACGGACAAGGTGTACTATCAGTCAAACCAAGCGGCTATGAGGCGGATGCAGGCGGCGTTGCATAAATACGATGACGAGGTAAATAAGCTGGAGCGCAAGTGGGGCATCGACAGGTTGCCTTGGCTTGTGCCGGTCGAATTGCGTGACAGGTTCTACGAACAGCTAGACAAGCTGAACGCGGCCATCGACAAATGCGACGGGGTTGAGCATGAGGTCGAGGTCACGTTGCGTGGGTGCGCCGCCATCGAGCGTGCGGCCATCGAGGGTGGCGCGGAGCCGCTGACCGGCGATTACGTCGAGGGCAGGATGCCAGACGGCACGGTGCTGGCGATTACGGCTAATGCGTATGAGGCTGGCAAGGTAAAGCAGGACAACCGCGAGATGAGCGTTTATACTGTTGACGAGGTTGGGTTGATCTTGGAACAGTGGCTAAAGGAAAAGCAGGCCAAGGCGTTCGTCGATGAGGCGAAAAGCGTATTCCAAGGGGCGGTGGTCGAGAGCGTCAAGAAGCGTGCGCCCGTCGACCTAGACGATGAGGTGCCGTTTTAATGGATTACGAAAACGAGCGTGACGACGTGCTGAAGGACCGCGAGTATATGCTGCTCGGCACGTCAACTTGGATCGACATAAAAACGCTTACGGTTAATGTACAGCGCGTCGGTGATGGTGTTAAAGTCGACATATGGCCGCGTGAGCTTATGAGGGGCTACGACCCGATAGCAAGCGTCACAGTGCCGTTTAGTAAGGGTAAGCAAGATGGTGGAAATTAATCAGGGTGATGGGTCTATGGAGCGCAGGCTGTCTCAGCAGCGCTGCCCGCGGTGCTATTCGCTGCTAACGTATGTCAGCGACGATGGGCATAAAACGAAATACGATTGTTTGGTTTGCCACCTCAAGGTGGTCGATGTGAAAGGCGAAAGCGAATGAAACGAGCAGAAGTTTTGGATACGGCTAAGGTGTATGTGACGAAGGATCGGGCTAACGATCACGGCGATATGGAAGACAACTTCTCCACGATTGCGACGTATTGGTCGACGCATCTAAAGCATAAGGTTGAGCCGCAAGACGTGGGCGTTATGATGGCGTTGCTAAAGATAGCTAGGATTAAAAGCAACCCATATCACGATGACAACTACGTTGACGGCGCCGGTTATCTGGCGTGTGCCGCAGAATGTGTGAACGTCGATGGGTGATATTATAAAATTCGGTGAACGGCATGTGGTTCATTTTTTTACGAACCCGGTCGAGTGCGATTGGTGCGGCGAGGAAACAAAGGGTTTCGTTTACGAGGGCATGCAGTCAATTGTGTGTAGCCTTTGCAAAGAGCCGATGTTGGTGATCGAGGATAAGCCGACGTTTATTGTGACTATGGAATATGACGACGATGAGGATGACGATGTCAGCTAAGACACCGCAGGAAGTGCTAAACAAGTTTCTGGAACGTGTCGCCAGTGGTGAGCCGGTGACTAAGGTTTGCAAAGACCCGTCGATGCCAGCTTGGGTGACGATATCTACACGCATAGCGGCTGATCCTGAGTTTGAGCAGCAGTATCGGCTGGCGCTTGAGTTTAGGGGTATGGTGCTGGCTGACGAGCTTGACGACATCAAGCGCGAGGCCAAGACCGGCCTGATCGACCCAGCAAGCGCACGCGTCGCGGCTGACATCCTCAAGTGGCAGGCGGCTCGTATGACGCCGAAGATGTATGGCGACAGGCAGCAGGTGGATGTGCAGGCGGTGAAGGGCGGCAGTTATCTGGAGTTGCTAACGCAGGTCAACGATGCGGCTAGGACCAAAATGCTAGAAGCCAGAGAAGACACACAACCCGACAGAGTACGCGCGCGCGGCAAAAATAACCAGAAATCGGTTAACAAGAAGATGCCTAAGAAATAGGCAAATAGGGCAATATGGCAAAAAAGTTATCCACAGGCAAGCTAAGTGATTGTTTTTCCAATATATAAAAATTCCATAATGCACGTTATGCGACATTTTCGCCAAATCTGTCAGAAAATAACCGAAATCTGGTTAACCCCCCCCCGTTCGCTCAGACGGGCGGGGCGGGAAGAAAAATATAGACCCCACACCCGCCCCCACGTTATCGGAGATATGACGATGAGACGCATGCCAGCGAGAAACGGAGACGAAAACGACGCACTATACGCGCGGCGCTATATTAAGTGGCGCAGGCACGCCATACGCCGCATTAAACGCGCATATAGGCGCGCTGAGCGCCGCTGGCTAAAGCGCCTGCACCTGCCGCGCTAGACCCCCCCTATCGGAGATATACGCATGACTGACACCCACCCCACCGTCGATGCCCTAGCCGCGTTACGCGCCGACCCCGTTTTATTTGTTGAGACTGTATTGCAGGCCACGCCGCAGAAGTGGCAGCGCAAGGCGCTTGACGCCATAGCCGAGAACGACCGCGTGGCGATCAAGTCGGGCCACGGCGTCGGGAAGACTGCGTTTGAGAGCTGGGTCGTTCTGTGGTGGCTGATGACGCGCTACCCCTGCAAGGCCGCCGTGACGGCCAACAGCGCGCACCAGCTATCGGACGTGCTGTGGACGGAGATAGACCGCTGGGCGCGCAATATGCCGCCAGCGTTTAAAGATTTGCTTGAGTTTAAGTCGGACAAGATATCGCTGAAGGGCGCGAGTGACAGTTTCGCTGTGGCTCGTACCAGCCGCCGCGAGAACCCCGAGAGCTTGGCGGGCTTCCACAGCCCCCACATGCTGTTTGTGGTCGAGGAAGCGTCGGGCGTGCCTAACATCATCTTTGAGACGGCCAGCGGCGCGCTGAGTACCCCAGGGGCGAAGATTATCATGTGCGGGAACCCCACGCGGTCGGACGGGTACTTTTACGACGCGTTTCACTCGGACCGCGAGAAGTGGCACTGCATTACGGTGTCGTGCCGTGACGGCGAGTACGTCGACCCCAAGTTTATCGACGATATGGCGTCGAAATACGGCGAGGAAAGCAACGTATTTGCGGTTCGCGTGCTGGGCGAGTTTCCGACGCAGTCCGACGACGTGTTGCTGCCGCTGCACTTGGTTGAGGACGCCACGCGGCGCGACGTTGAGGCTGGCCCGACGACGCCGGTTGTGTGGGGGCTGGACGTCGCGCGCTTTGGCGGTGACAGGTCGGCGCTGTGCAAGCGTCAGGGCAACGTGATGATTGAGCCGATCAAGACGTGGCAGAATAAGGATTTGATGGAGCTGGCCGGCATCGTGCTGAGCGAATACGACGCCGTGCCGTACAGCCAGCGCCCGCAGGCTATATACATTGACGCCATTGGCTTGGGCGCGGGCTTAGCGGACCGGCTTAGGGAGCTGGACATGCCCGCCGTTGGCATATCGGTGTCCGAGACTGCGTCGCTGAGGGATCGGTTTAATCGCTTGCGCGACGAGCTGTTCTGGGCCGCCCGCGAGTGGTTTGAGGCGCGCGACTGCAAGATACCGCAGGACGACACGCTGATAGCCGAGATAACCGGCGTGCGGTATAAGTACCTGTCGACTGGCAAGCTGAAGGTCGAGAGTAAGGACGAGATGAAGCGCCGCGGCCAGCGTTCGCCCGACGTGGCGGACGCGTTTGTGTTGACCTTCGCGGGGCAGGGTGCGGTTGCTGGTGGCTACTCCAGAGGGTATAATAGCAATCGCACTTTGAAACCGAAGACGAACTGGGTGGTTTGATGGCAGACCTTTATAGGCCGTACAGCGAGGGCTTACTTTCCGAGGAGCCGACGCGCTTTTCGGATATGTACGCGCCCGCCGCTGCTGGCCTGCTGTTCGCGCCAGGCGCCGGTGTCGCTGACCTTATGGGTCAGGCTCCAAACCCCAGCCGACCCGGCGAGATGTTGCCCAGCTTTTACGAAAACATCACCGGCGGAAATTATCTGGACGCCGGTTTGCAGGCGCTAGGTGGCGCCGGTGACGCCGTTCAGATGATGGGCGCGGCGTTTCCACCCGCACTAGCCGTAGGCGCCGCTATGAAGGCTCCTAGGGGCATTAGGGCGTTCCACGGCTCGCCGTATCATTTTGATAAGTTTAGATTAGATAAAATCGGCACCGGCGAAGGCGCTCAGGCGTATGGTCGCGGGCTTTATTTTGCTGAGGCTGAGCCTACAGCTATGGCTTATCGTGACGAGCTTAGGGCGATGAAGAACCTGCAAAGTGACTTCGATATTAGGTATAAGGGCGACTTAATTGGAAACATAAATGAGGTTGAAGGCCCCATAGGCGAGGTTGCAAGGGAAATAAAACGATCTAGCGTTTTTCCTGATAAAGCTATTGACAATCTTGTGGCTAGAAAAACTAAAGAAATTGAAAATATAAAAGCAAAAAAAGGTGGCGACCCAGAGGCGGATGATTTGCGCCAGCTTTTAATTGACGATCTTGAGGCCAGTATTTCTGAGGTCAAGCAGATCAACCCAAGTGACGTTGTCTTTGACAAGGGCGCAATGTACGAAGTTAATATCGCCGCCGACCCAGAAAACTTTTTGAATTATCAAGACACGATAGCCAATATGCCTGACCAAGTCAGGGCGCGTTTATACAAGAACCCAGAAATAAAAGAGTTTTTGGACAAAAGAAAAGAAGACGGCATGCGCCCAGAGTTTTATACTGGCGGCACGTTTTATGACGAATTTTCTGATTACGTTGGCGGTGAAAACGTCGCGTCAGACATACTGAATGAGGCTGGCATACCCGGCATCAAATACCTCGATCTCGGCAGTCGTGGCGGTGCAAAAAGCCTAAAAGACGCCACCCGAAATTTCGTCGTATTCGACGACAACATGATCGAGATCATGCGTAAATACGGCTTGCTTGCCCCGCTGGTTGGCGCAGGTACGGTTGCGGCGGTCAGCGATATAGGCGAAGATCGCGGATTGTTGGAGATGTAACGATGGCACAAGAGTACGAATACGGCTTTTTGCCGCAGGACGAGCGTTACCTCGGCCTGTTGGGTAACCTATTTTCGCCTATGCGCCGTCCAATAATTGAGGCGCCAGAAACCACTTATTTAGACGCTGACGGCGTGCTTTATCCGCAATACAGCGAGGGCGTATACGGTGAGCCTGAGTTTGGGCTTCAATACATGCCCGCGTATCAAGCTGTCGCCGGTTTGCTGTCAGACCCCGTCGAGACTGCCAAGGCGATGCCAGAGGCAATGCGGCAGGCGGCCAACGATCAGATACTGGCAGGGCTAGACATTGCCACCGGCGGCACTGGCGAGCTTGTGACTGAAGATGGCCGCCGCATTAGCTATGACACCACTGCCATCCCCGCCACGTCAGCAATCGCACCAGCCATTGCGACTGCAAAGGCGTTGCCAAACGAGACAATACTCGGCAGCGGATATGGCAAGATAGGGCATAATCAGCCGCCGGTTATCGTTGGTAAAACCCCATATATTGTCAGAGATGAGCTTCGCGGCGTCGACTTTAAGACCGGCTTGCTTGGCGATGGTAGCCGCGTCTTGCTTGATGCTGACGGCCAGCCCTATATGGAGGCAGACAGAATAACAAGGTTAAAAACAGGCGTACCCATTACAGAAATGTCTTCTGTTAGATTGCCGCCAGCCCCCGGCCTTCTGGTTGATAAGGTTCGCGTTTCGCCAGAAGATTTTGAGGGGCAATGGATGGTTCAAGCCGCTGGTGACAGAACCGGTTATGGCGACCTTGTGAGCATGAACGACCAGCCGCTGTATGGCGCCACCAGCCAGCAAGGCGGTGACGACTTTATGAGATCAAAACGCGGCGCTTGGTCTTCGGCATCTAGTGCTATTTCATCTATGGAAAATCAGGTGAAATTATTGAGGCAAGGTAAAAGGTCTCGCAGCGTAACAGACCCAGTAACGGGTAAGCAAAAAACGATTATTGAAGATATACCAGAAAATCAGCGTTACGATTTTGATGCGCCTGTGAACCTAGTCACATCAAATATGGCGGAGCGTTCTGCTGACTTTTCTCTCGACACTGCCGAAACAATAGCAAGGGCATTGCCGGGGTCTAAAATCAAAGCCGCTGACAGAAAGGCTTTTGATGACGAAATTAAAGATCGCTTCCCTGATTATCCGGGATCAAAAGACCCCGACAAGCTGATTGAATGGTTGCAAAAAGACGCTCAAACAAAAGGCGCAGGCGCTAGGCGCTTGAAGTTTGTTGAGACTGTTGCTATGGGCAAGGCGCAAAAAGCTGGTTTCCCAGACATAGGATCGGTAAGAGCCGCTGTATCGCTTCCAGAAACAAGATTTATGCCGTATGGGAGAACGGCCGGCGCGATTAGCTTGTTAGCCCCAGAAGGTGGATTGCCTACCGTGCGTCGGCTTGCCGACTTAGAAAATCCGCACCCGACTTACCCTGATATGATTGGAGAGCCTGATGCTTATAGAGGTGGGTATGGTATAACCTTAGATAGATATATGGCGTTTCCAGATGCATACGCAGAAAAAATTGCCGCCGGTCAGGAACCTGCTGGCATTAGAAGGGCTATAGATATTGGGCGTGAGGCGCAGTTTATGTACCCAGAAGTCGTTGACACTCAGATGAAATTTATTGAGGATCAAGAGCGACTTCTGAGAGAGATGGGTCTGTTAAATTATTAGTCGTCACCCCAGAAAGGTATGTCATTAGGGTCTAAACCAAGCATGTTGCAGATGTAATCATTTATTTGGTAAAGCTCGTCTACCGCTTTATCCCTATCAATGGTTTGATCGAGAGATTGTAATGTTAATTCGTCAATCCAGCGCATTAAGACTTTTCG